TTTCAGATAAAACATTTATTAATTATAAAAAATGGAAATACACATTATTTTTTAACGGTGAAACTTTGAAATATTTATCCGAAAAAGGTCAAAATAGATTTAAACTAATTCCGAGATACGACTGTATATTATCGGGGAGACATACAGATTTTAACAAAAAAATAATAAATTTCCCGTTATTTTTATATTACATATATTCTAATAACTATTTACCCCTATTATTAAGCCCACCTATAATAAATATGTCTCCAAATAAAAATATTTGTGCAATTATATCAAATGGTAGTTCACAAGAAAGAAATCATATATTAAACAAAATAGAAGAAAAAATAAAAATAGATTATGCAGGTAATTTTAGAAATAACGTTCCTAGAATTAATGGTAGTTATAACTCAAATGATTTATTAAATTTTTATTCTCAATATAAATTTGTTATTTGTATGGAAAACACAAAACAAGAAACATATATTACAGAAAAAATAATTAATGGGTTCTTAGCAAAAACTATCCCAATATACTGGGGATCAAATAATATTACTGACTATTTTAATGAAGAACGATTTATTAATATCCCTGACATTGAAGAAAAAACAATAAACAATGCAATTCAACAAATAGAACAAATAATTAATAGCGAAGAAGAATATTTAAAATTTGTAAATAAACCTATATTAAAAAATGGATATTTATATAGAAATTTTAATGATATAACTCGTGACATAAAAGAACTATTAAAATTATAATAATTTTTATAATTGAAAATTTAAGAATATTTTATTCCGTATTTTTTTTGCATTTTTTTTGCTAACTCATAAGGTAACGGAGGTACTGAATTTGACGTATCTATACGTTTCCATTCAGGAAATACAAATATGTCTCCGTGCCATTTATTTTTTATTTGTGGATAATATATATTTGAATAAAATCCTAATAGTCCTACTAGCCAAGAAAATGTTCCATTTGATAAAATAATATTTTTACAAGTACTACCAAACATAATTGTTTTAACCTCAGTGTCCTTAATTATTTTTAGTTTATACTTATTTATCAAAGCTATACACATAGGATGATCTAATAAATCTGAAGAAATATAACCATTTTTAAATTGTAAATTTGATAAAACAGAATCGTAATAAATAAATCCTGGATTACAACTAACTACATCACCTAATCTAACATGTATAAAAACATCATTATTGTTATTATAACGCTCATTAAATACATTATTTTTAATAATTTTATTTTTTTGTTCTTCTTGATAAATATAATTTTTTATATAAAAAGCAAATTCTTCAGTTTGAGCGTACATTTCTTTAAAATTTATATTCTTTGTAAATTTAATTTTATTTTTTATATAATAAAAAAAATTGCTATCGTCAATGTCAATGTAATCGTAATATGTTTCTGTTCCATTTTTATACAATTCAATTCCTAACTCATTAAATTCAGACTGATATGAGTATGTAAATTTTATATTGTTATTTAAAGATAAAAAATGAGCTACTAAATTTCTAAAAAAATGATTTCCAAATCTTCCTGATGTGTTAATTGTATTATTTATATTCATATTATATATATGGAAAATTTATGTTATTTTGTAAATAGTAGAGGATTATTAAAATCATGTAACTTTCATTCAAATAATCCAAAATCTAGTTGTAATAGTGATTCTAAATATTTATATTTTATGCTAAACAATATGTATGATGGTATGTCCATTTATGTATGTAGCGACTTATTATGTTTTTTTGTTAACTTAATATTGCCAAAAATTAATAAAAAATTTGTCTTAGTAACTGGTGATTCAGATTTATGTGTTCCGATTGAAGCATTAACGATGACACAAACAACTAAACTAGTAAACTCACCCTTTTTAATCCGGTGGTTTGCTCAAAATACGCGTATACAAGATAATGATAAAATTATACAGATGCCGATCGGTCTTGATTATCATACAATTTCAAATAATCCATCATCTTCTTGGAAACTACCAGATGAAAATCATTTACCTAGAGCCCAAGAACTTACATTGGTTAATATAAAAGAGAATTCTAAACCATTTTACGAGAGAAATGCTAAAATATACGTTAATTTTTCAAAAAATAGTGACCGTTTTGGCGACAGAAATTTAGCACTAGAAAAAATATCAAAAGAACTACTTGCTATAAATGATAAATTTATACCGAGAACTTATACATGGAAATACATTACCAAATTTGCGTTTGTATTATCTCCATTTGGCACAGGTATGGACTGCCATAGAACATGGGAAACATTATGTTTAGGTTCTATACCTATTGTAAGGGCACCACATTTTAAAAAATTATTTGAAGACCTACCTGTATTGATAGTTGAAAATTGGGAAGATGTCACACAAGAATTACTAGATAAAACAATAACCGACTTTTCAAAAAAAACATTTAACTATGATAAATTAAAACTAAGTTATTGGACTAATAGAATAAAAAAAGGTTATTGATAATTTATTTACACCTTTTAATATTTTAACATTTTAAATGCCGATTTAATATATATTATTATATATAATGGTTAAATATATATATTACACCGGCGTTGGAGCAAAAAAAAGTGGAAAACATACTGTAGACGAATTTTTAAAAATAATGAATAAAAATTATAATATAGAATGTTCTGAATTCTTACCTGAATTAGATTATAAACCATGTTATGAATATAAAGAAATGAACCGTAAAGCTATAGAATATAATATGGAACATAACAAACCATTATTTGATTATAATAGGAGCAAAAAAACAGAAAAAAAATATAAAAAACTACTAAATAAATGTAATAAATATAAAAAAACAGCAAAAAAAAGAAATTGTAATCTAGATGAATACATTAAATTTAGTGGTGCTGAAACAAAAATTTAGGCATTTGAAATGTTAAAAAGTGTAAATTTTCATTATATTACCTTTATTATAACTGAAATATATATATATGACGCAGGTAATGATGAAATTAAAGATAAAAAAATATTTAAATAGAAAAACAGACATGATTTTTTTTTATATATATAATAGACCATATACATTTTTTAAACAGGATTATAATAGCGTGGTCCCAAGAGATATTTACCAAACCTGGTTCACAAAAGATTTACCACCAAAAATGAGAGAAAGAGTTGAAACATTGAAAAGACAAAATCCACGATTCAACCATTATTTATATGACGATAATGATTGTAGAGAATTTATAAAAACACATTTTGATCTAGATGTGCTAGAAGCATATGACAGGTTAAATCCTGGTGCTTATAAAGCGGATTTATGGAGACTTTGTATTCTTTTTATAAATGGTGGTATATATTTAGATATTAAGCTAAATTGTATAAACGGATTTAGATTAATAGAACTTACTGAGAGTGAACATTTTGTATTAGATAGACCGCCAAAATGTATATATAATGCTTTAATGGCATGTAAAAAAGGAAATGTTTTTTTATATAAATGCATAAGACAAATAGTAGAAAATGTAAAAACCGGATATTATGGAGATGGTCCTTTGGACCCTACTGGTCCAGGACTATTAGGTTCTGTTATGTTAAACAATGGATTTAATATTAATGTCGATATACAGCATTATGAAGGTGGAGGTTATTTAATATATAAAAACAGATTTATAATTTCAACAGAATATAATGAATATAATGCAGAGAGAAACGCATTACATAATAATAATAACACAAAAAGATATGATAAATTATGGGAAAACAGAACAATTTATAAATAAATTTTTTTTTCGTACCATAAACTTGAATAGTGTTTCTTTTTAGAGTATTTTTCTTTCTCTTTAATGTGACCAGTATAACTTTTTAATATAGGAATATCATTAAAATAAATAACTCTATATTCATTGTTATTATAAAGTTCTGAGTGTTTTAAATCTACTATTGGGTCGCTAGTTGTTACGAATTTTGATAATAGTCCTGGACCAGTGGGATCTAAAAATCCATTACCATAATACTTTGTTTTTACATTTTCAACTATATTCCTTATTGCTTTAAATAATATTTCATTTCCAGGTAAACAAACCATTAAAGCATTATATATATTGACATTGCCAATATCAGCTACTAAATGTTCGCTTTCTAGTAAATTAATAAATTTAAATCCATTAAGAGGCATATATTTAATATCCAAATATACACCACCATTTATAAAAAGGACACAGTAACGCCATAGATCTGCTTTATAAGCCCCTGGAATTAAATGATCGTAAGCATATAATACATCTGGTTTGAAATTGTTTTTAATAAATTCACGACAATCATCATCATCAAATAAAAAGTATTTAAAATTTGGATTTAATAACTTAATTAACTTAACAGAATTCGCCATTAATGGTGGTAAGTCTTTTGAATGCCAAGTTTGATAAATAACTGGCGGAATAATTATATTATAATTTTTTTTTAAAGGATAAGGAATTTTTAGTTGTCTATTTAAGTTTGCAATTTTATCAACATTCGTTTCCTTTTTTAAATATAAAATTTGTGACATGCTTATCATATTGAATATAATAATATATTATTTTATTATATTTTAAATTATATTTTACAATAGTTTAATTTCGTTAATTTCTTGAAACAATTTTTCCTCCAAAATCTTATATCGTTCAGACCCTAAAGTCTTTACTAACATACCCCAAGGACTACATGACTGTAGTGTATCAATACCTTGACTACAAAATGAATTAAGCAATACAGGACTAAATCCAGCCATCATTGAGCAATTTGGTTGACTAGAAAGAGCTGGAAAACCCGAAGTACTTCTTAAATTCCAGAAAAGAATATGCGGTGGTTTATATGGCTTACCATGAACTCGTAAACCGGCATTTGCATATTTTTCTTCCATTAATTCATACAAAGCTACTTTGTCACAATTATCTCCAGCGTCCATTTGCATATCCGATAATACAACTAGAACCATATCTTGAACATCGCAAGGTTCCATTTTATTTAAAATAATTGCATCTAAAATCATGTCGAGAGCAACATGAAAATTTGTATTCATTCCCCATTCTGCATTTTTCACTACAGAAACAGCGGAAACGAAATCCTGACAATCTTCTAAATTTATCCAAGTTGGCTTAGAGCTAAATGTCAAAACGCGTTTACCGATTATAGACTTTTCAGCAATTCTTATACCGAGAGCAATTGCCACGTTCATAGGGTCTCCCTCCATTGAACCAGAAACATCTACCATAGCAATCATATTATTTAGAGCGCCATTTTGAGTAGCGTTATCACGCCATTGTGAGTTTAATAAATCAATTTCTTCTTGGCTATTATATGTATTAATACGTAATAGCTTTATAGCTTGCTCTGTAAAATCCGCCATAGAAACGCGTTTACCCTTTATTTCTACTTCTCCTGTGACAGCTTTTTTAACACGATCCTTGAAATTCTCAGCGCATTCTATTCGGTCTTCATTATCCGGATACCTAACAGACCCATCAGCTTTAATGTTTAAAAAGGCCTTCTTTTGTTTCGTTATAGAAATAGAAGTAACTTTATCAAAATTAATAGCCGACCAGTTACGCTCACATTGTTTAATTTGTACCGTGTCTATTTTATTATTTAGTCCTGAAAGTAGTTTACGATATTCTGTTTTACATTTTAAAATTGCTCTCCTTTTTCTATCTGGTGTATTAGCGGTAGCCAAAAATTCTTGGAAATAATCAGTAGCAAAATCTTCATAAAGCCACCCGAAACCGGATTTTTCTCTTGGAGCCCATCTTGCGGCAAGTGATATTTGTTCGTCTTTTTCTACAAGCATATCTTTTCTTAGTTGTTCGTTTAAAAGATGAATTGCATACTGTATTAAAGGATGCTTTTTATTATTTTCACGGCATTCGCAATATTTACAAAAATATTTAATATCTTTCCAAGAACCATATTGATGTATTTTATTATCTCCTAGGTCAACGAAACACTTAAGAGCGAATTTAGATAATTCTGGAAAAAAATCGTGCCATGTATAAATCATCATATACGCTAATTCGTATTCACCTTTACCTTCAACAATATCACGAGTATTACCTATTATTTTATAAAGGATAGAAAGGCATTCTCTGGATAGCAACCAATTCAAACTATTTGACGATTGCGTAACAACACTACTACTGAGGATAGGTAATAAAGATTTTTTTAAAATATACTGTAAATTTCTTAGTTCTTCTTCATTACGCGTTCTGGTAACCTGAAAACTAAATTGAAGTATTGTTTCTTTAATATTATTTGACCAACCATATTCTATATGACCGTTTTCTCCAAATTGCTTATGTGTATATTTATCTAGTGCTGAGAAAATTGCTGACATAATAATTTAATAAGTATTATTGTTGCCTAGTCTTTATATTGCTTTTTTATTGTTTTTTTATGTTTTTTGTTATTACCAAAAATTTTATGTAATGCTTTTTTTGTGATGTTATTATTATTATTGTTTTTTTTGGTTTCATTAGACTTCTCGCAAAATAAAAAATATAATTCATTTAAATCATGTAACATACTTATTGACTTTTCAAATTTAATATCGTCTATATTTTTTATTATAGTTAAATAATTCGTTGTGTCTTTATTCAATAGAAAATGTTTTACTTCATCAGCTTCGAGAGTTATATTATATTTTAATATTGTTAA